GGTCCCTATACGCATTTGCGTATAGGAAACTTATTTGAATTAATTGGCATCCATTTGCCCTTGCAACTTGTTAGAAGTAGCTTTATAGGGCGATTTCGGCCTATAGACTTGCTTTAATAGCTTGCATGACTTATTCATATTTAATCTGGGATTGATAATCCTCTGGACTTTAGTCCTGAAATTTATCACAAATTATTTATGTTTTGTAACATTCCAACAATGCCAGTTGGATGAGTTTTTACTTTACTGATTCCCTGATTAGGGATTAAACATTTGTTTAACAAGTACATTGTACTAGATCTAAGCTGTAATTAACAGCAGTATTGGGATTCGCTTTATCCCTCCTCTATTGAGGTAAAAATTAAGCACGGCTAATCTAAGTTTTCAGGTGCTCAACCTTTAGGATAACAGACTAGCCATCTGTGAAGACCTATAAAATGTTTTAAAACATGTTTATTTTATTTCGATTATTGAAAGCTGCGGCTAGTAGATGTCAAACAGTAATTAATTTTACTGTCCCGTCTTTCGAGACAAACAAATCGTCGTTTAATGGCGTAAAGTCATTATTCACGTGCAATAACATTTTGGATTCTTTGTTATTGTTTACCTTATTTACATTTGTTAAATGTACTGTATTATTTTTGCAAATAACTTTGTATTGGTTATTTAAAAATTTAGAACTACTTAACAATCAAATTGATATTCCTGTTGTAGATTGTACGTTATATAATCCGCAATCTGGTAATGATAAATTATCCAGAAGGCGGAAATACGAAAAGAAGGAAGTCAATAAGAATAAAGCGACACAAAAGAAAGATTGCTCAAAAGGTAAAGCACATAAGCGTAGTGTTGCTAAACCATCTGAGTATTACGAAACTCTTGATATTGATCAATGGAAAGCTAGTAAGGATTTTGGTGCCTTACCAGTATTTGATGCGAAAGATTACAAATTTCAAATGGGTATTGATTTATTTGATTGTAGTGATTTTGCTTTAAATATATTGACTACTAAATTAGGTATTAATAGTGCCGAGAGTGCCATTAAGGAAATTGAAAATTTAACAGCTCTTATGATTTCAATTTCTGATTGTAGAACTATGAAAGGAGTTATATCAGCACTCTATTCATATATTGGCACTCACTTTCAAGGATCTGTAGCTAAAGAATTATATAGTTACATTTTCCATGAGGCTCTTGTTGTATCTCAAAGTGGCTCTTGTGATCCCGATGAAGAGTCAGATTGGATTAAATTACTAAAAGATGTTCGTACTAGGTGGTCAACTTGTAGAGGTAATGGTGTGTTCGATAACTTTTGTAAAGTATTGAGTATAATATCTGTTGCAGGTTTAGCAAAAGCCTCTGATTTAACTTTTTCGATTGGAAAATTCAAATTAATTGAGCCTAATTTGAGTTTGCTTACTGCAAATGCGAGTGATTTAATATCAGCCGTTTGTGATGTAGCTATATTCTTTTCTGAGAAGTGTTATCAATCTTGGAAAACTAATACGTTACGTCCTTTCTTAATAGCTGATAGTGCCTCAACTGATTTAGAAGTTGAATTTAATACGTTAATTAACTACTGGAATTTATATCGTAGTGGTAATTTAGTTAAGATAATAGGTATCTCTGAACATGAATTCCTCTGTAGACTTGAAACAATGGGTTCTACTCTAAAATCAATGATACCTCTTGCCAAATCATTTGATAAGCGTGTTATCGAAGGTAAATTTCGAGACATCATCAAGATTATAAATGATTTTACGATGATTAAAGTTAATTCAGGTTTTAAGGTTTCTCCTTTTGCAATTGAATATTATGGTAAGAGTAAAGTTGGTAAATCAACTGTTAGTGAGCAAATTTCCCATTATTTGTTAACTAGTGCTAGTTTACCAACTGAAGATGGTTTTAAATATACTCACATATCAGGTAAGAAACACTGGGATGGTGCTAGATCTGATATGGTTGAATTGAAACTAGATGATCATGCAAATACACGACAGGAATTTGTGGAATCATCCCCTTGTGACGTTATAATTAAAGTATGTAATAATGTTCCATATAGCCCGCCCATGGCTGATTTGAATGATAAGGGAAAGGTTTTTGTGGAACCAGCGTTAGTTTCCGTGACAACAAACGTTCAAGATTTAGATGCACGCGTTTATTCCAACGCACCTTATTCGGTACAAAGACGTATGCATTATATTCTTGAAGTTCGTGTTAAGGAAGAATTTTGTGAAGCTAGTGGAGACGCTCAATTAGGTATAGATACATCTAAGGTTATAGCATCTCATACCAAAGATGGTATCTATGATCCTCCCACTTATCATGATGTATGGGAATTGGACATTAAATATGCTATTCCTGGAGCTTCAGAAACTACATCAGGATCCTATGAAATTGTTGAACATGAAGGCATTAAATTAAAATCTGTATCTATGAAAGTTGCTTTGAACTTTTTATGTACAGAATTTCATAAACATCGTGAACAACAAAATAAATTATATGAAGCAGCACAACAACAAGATGTGAAGAAAGAAGATCTGTGTGGTGTAGATGGTTGTAAGCAATTATCAACCATGTGTTGTAAGCACTATCAACAACAAATGGGATTAGAAACACTTATGCAATTTACACATAATATTCTTGATGGACCCACTTTACGTTTATTAGAAGAAGCTCGTAATTTTTATAATGCAATGGATTGGGTACCATATGTACCTAATCGTGTTCTTAATCATTACTTATTTAAAAATTTGTATACTATATTTTTCAGGAACGCTGTTTGGAAATGGTACAAAATTATATCTATTATCAATATTAGTACACATGTTCTACTATTTGTGCTAGGATCTTATTTTTGTGACAGTTACCAGATTGGAGGTATTTTATGTTTATGTCTTATAGTAACACTTGTGTATATTCAATATATTTTAATCTATGTGGTTCGCGATTATTACTATAATCGCCTCCATGATAGAGGTATCATGAGTGATATTCAGAGACAATGGCATAATAAATTGATCTCGTTTTCTTGTGTTGGTGCTACTTTATTAAGTGCGGCTTATGTGTTAGCAAAGGCATATAAAAATTGGAACAAAATGATGCCTCAAGGGTCATTGGAACCACGGACTTTTCAGGAAGTCTTGAAGCGTGATAGAGAGGAAAATCCTTGGACCAATGTTGTAACGCGGAGTTTGCCCGTATCTGATTTATCAAAGAGTTCGACTATAGATAGATTATGTGATACTGTAAGCAAAAATTTACTTTTTGGATCATGTTGCTTAAATGATAAGGAGGCTCTACGTATGAATGCCGTTATGTTAACATCAAATGTGCTGCTTATGCCATATCATTATTTTGAAAAAGCTGGAGCTGATCTTAAATGTACTTTCCGTAAGAATAATCCTGATAGTGCAGGAGGGCAGTTTGCTACTTGTATTTCTTTAGATTATTCTTATCATGTTCCTGGCACAGATTTGGCTATTTGTTATACTCCAAATGGGGGTTCTTTTAAGAATATTACAGAGTATTTTCCACTGGGTGACATGCCAGCGACACCCTTTCGATTACTTTGGCGTGATAGGAATGGTAAAATTGTAATTGCTAAAGGTCGAACTCAGCCATGTATGGTCAATGCTAAGATCATGTTTAGAGGTGGCATATACGAGAATTTTAATATGGATACTTTTTCTGGTCTTTGTGGAGCGCCAGTTTTATCTGAAACTAGTTCGCCAACTGTACTGGGTATACACTTGGCTGGAATTGATGGTGAAAGGAAAGGCGCCTTCGGTCTATTAACTCAGAATGCCATAAAAGAAGGTTTGAAATTTTTGCGATCTTGTGAAGGCACACTACTAACAGGAGAGGCAAAACATTTTCCAACTGAAATATTAGGAGTTAAAGTTATAGGTGATAAACCTAGACATCCCAAGAGTCCAGTTAATTATATGCCTCAATGTTCGCAAGTTGAATATTTTGGTTCATGTCCTGGACGATCAGTTTTTAAAAGTGATGTCAAAATGACACCTATAAGTTTAGCATTAACTGAAATTTGTGGTTGCCCTAATATTTATGGTGGGCCTGTTGTTAACCCTAGTTGGAAGGGCTGGCAAGATTGTTTGGCTAATTTATCCGTACCAGCACTTCCTTTTCCTCCTACTTTATTAGAAATGGCAGTTATGGATTATAAAGAGACATTATTACCAGTCTTTAAAAATGTCTTATGGAATGGAGCTAAACCACTAACTGATCATGAAAATTTAAATGGTATTCCTGGGCAAAAATTTATGGATGCTATTAAATTAGACACTTCAGTAGGCTTTCCTTTGGTTGGTCCAAAACGCAAGTATGTTACTGAACATGAACCAACACCAGAATGTCCTAATAATCGTGAATTAGATAGTTTCTTAATGGATGAAATCAAGAGATGTGAGACTTGTTATGCCAATGGCGAGAGAGCATATTCAATAGCTAAAGCTTGCAAGAAAGATGAGATTCTAAGTAAACCCAAACGTAGAATCTTTTATAGTAATGCTTTGGCTCTCACCTATCTTATACGAAAATATTTCTTACCCATATTGAGAGTTTTGCAGATGAATCCATTAGTATCCGAATGTGCAGTTGGAATAAATGCACATGGTCCTGAATGGGAAGAATTTTATACACATGCTATGCAATTTGGTAAAGATAGAATTTTTGGTGGGGATTATGGTAAATATGATCAAAAATTACCTTCTCAACTAATTATTAGTTCTTTGCGAGTTTTAATTGATTGTGCTAGAGTGTGTCAATATAGTGAAAAGGATCTTAATATCATGGAAACTATGGTGGGAGACATAGTTTATGCTATCATAGCCTATGATGGTGATCTCATAGGTTTAACGGAAGGAACACATATTAGTGGTAATTCATTGACGGTTGTGATTAATGGAATTTGTGGTTCATTAAATTTACGGTGCTTCTTTTATACACAATACCCAACATTAGATTTTTATTCACGTATGAAATTTCGTGAGTGGGTTGCGGTCATGACATATGGTGATGATAATATAGGAAGTGTTCGACGAGGAGCAGATAAATTCAATATTAAAGCTTGTTCTGAATTTTTGGCAGAATATGGACAGGAATACACAATGCCCGATAAAGAATCTGCCTTATCTGAATTTTTACCTGAAGATCAATTTGAATTTTTAAAGCGTACAAGTGTTTTTCATCCTGCATTAAATCAGCATGTAGGAGCTTTAGTAGAGAAATCTATATTCAAATCACTTCATTGCTTTATGCGACCAAAAGGATCTCCTTTAACTGAAGATGCGGCAGCTGCTTTAAATATAGATACAGCACTTCGAGAATGGTTCAATCATGGTGAGAGTGTTTATGAAAAGAGACGCTCTCAAATGTTTGAAGTTGCTAAACAAACTGATATTACTCATATGTGTACTAGATTAAACACAACATATGATGATTGTGTTGTAGAGTGGAGATCAAAGTATGATTCAACTTATAACCCAGAGATCTTGAGAGAAGATCAATCAAAAATTAATGATACGCCAGATCGGAGAGGACTATTTGGGTTTAGTCTTTAGATCTTGTGTATCGCAAAACTTGGTAGATAGTGTAACTACCCCCAGTTTCAAATCTGATGGAAGCAAAATTGGTGCATGTATATGGTTACCACATATAACCTATCTTTATATATTTTGTAAATTATTTGTAGGCTTTGCATGTTCAAAGGTCCGTAATGCGGAATCTAATGATGGGTTCACCTTGCCCAACTGTAAATATATCGCTCTGTTAGAATTAATTCGTTCTACAGTTTGTACATAAATGAATTACTCAAACTAATAATTTTAATAATTTAAAAATCGTTGATGTAACTTATCAACAACAATCTGGCATGGAAACTACACCTCCCGATGCCAACATAACAAATGCCCCTACTAATATTGACACTCAAAATGTCAAATTTTTAGATCAGAAACCATCTTATACTTATGATGTTGATTCTACTATGGATCCCACTCGTACACTTCAGGATACTAATGATGCTACTCTAGACAATTTCTTTAGTAGACCCATTAAAATTCATGAAGCTGAGTGGGGTACAGGTACACAATTAGCATTTGATATAGATCCTTGGGCACTTTACTTTAATAACAAACGCGTTATAAATCGTATTTGCAATTATAAACTATTGCGAGCGAATTTGCGTGTTAAAGTTGTTATTAATGGTAATGGGTTTCAATATGGTCGTGCCTTATGTAGTTATTTACCTCTTAATGGCTTTGATGATCTTAGTACTAATGCAGCATTAATAACTGAGGATTTGGTGCAAGCCTCTCAGCAACCGCATATTTACTTGGATCCTACGACCTCGACTGGTGGTGAACTATTGTTGCCTTTCTTTTGGTATGCTAATTATGTAGATATAATTAGTCAACAATACACCGCATTAGGTCAATTATATTTCAGATCAATGAATGATTTAAAACATGCCAATGGTGCTACAGATCAGGTAACTGTATCTGTTTTTGCCTGGGCTGAAGATATATCATTCAATGTACTAACATCAGTCTCTCCATCATCACTAGTTCCTCAAAGTGGTTATGATGAAATTGATGAGGCTAATGATAAAGGAATTGTTTCAGGTACAGCGACTAAAATAGCAAAAATTTCAAATGCTATGACTGCTATACCTCCAATAGCGCCTTTTGCGATGGCGACTACTGAAATCGCAAATGGCGTAGCTAGTTTAGCTAGGTCATTGGGTTTTAGTAGACCACCCGTAACTAAGAATCCCGAACCTAGAAGATCTTTTCCTACTTCATCTTTAGCTATAACGACCGTACCAGATACAACACAGAAATTAACAGTTGATGATAAGCAGGAATTGACTATAGATCCGCGTATAGCAGGATTGGGATCAGCAGATCCTATGAGTATACGTGATATAGCCAAGAAAGAATCATTTTTAACTAAGTTTAGTTGGAATATAGGAACAGCACCTGAAACTTTATTGTGGAATGGTAGAGTCAGCCCCGTTACGTGGGCTGAAAATGCTGGACCTCCTAAATCTTATCATATGCCTGCTTGTTGTATGGCAGCAATGCCATTCAAATTTTGGACAGGTACTATGAATTTTAGATTCCAGATTGTGTGTTCAGCATTCCACAAAGGTAGGTTGAAAATAGTTTATGATCCTAATTACATTATCGGAAATGAATATAATGTAAATTATCTGGAGATTGTTGATATCGCCGATAAACAGGATTTTACTATTTCAGTCGGCAATGGTCAAACTCGAACTTTATTACGCCATCATGCTCCAGGAATTGATTCATCAACTCAATTGCATTCCACAACACGCTATACCAATGAAGAAGAGGGTAATGGCGTTTTAGGTGTTTTTGTAGTCAATGAATTAACAACTCCCAATAGTACAGTAAATAATGATATTGAAGTAAACGTATTCGTATCAGCTGGAGATGATTTTGAAGTTTTCGTACCTGATGATCATTTCCAGCGTTTTGTATTTAAACCTCAAAGTGGTGTTGATGATTTCTTGCCTGTGCATCCAGTTGTTTATAATGAGCAGAGTGGAGTTGAACCAACTATTGTATCTGATTCGCAAAATACTGAAGAGCCGAGTGCTCCTCAGCAAACTATGCGAGATAGAATAGGACCTGATTATCATGATACTGCTTTAACTAATTTAGTATTTACTGGTGAATGTATCACATCTTTTAGACAAATGCTTAAAAGGTACAATCATCATGAACGGATATACTATTCTAGAGGCGTTACTCCTGCTTTAGCATTTAAATATGCAGGATATAGAAATGCTTTTCCATATTTAAGAGGAGCTGTTCAGGGAGCTGTACATACAGCTGACTCTGGCGGAGTCCCTTTTGCATATAGTTATTGCAATACTGTTCTGATGCATTGGGTTGTAGGTGCTTTTCAAGGTTGGAGAGGATCTGTACGACGTAAGATTCTGTTTAATAGATTACATAATCCAGGAACTTCCATAAGTTCCGATATTTATGTAGAGAGACAGGGAGCCTTATCATCTGGTGCAACTTACTTTGATGCTATTTCAGCTGAAACAGCACCAGCTTCATTATCATCTGGCGCATATGAGAAAGTTGCTAATGATAATATTTCTACTGGAACTATTGAATCGCGTCAAACAGGATCAAAAGGTGTTATTTATGCTAATACACTTGTTAATCCTACTGTAGAATTTGAATCTCCATATTATACAGATTTACGTTTCAGTCCTGGTAAAGAACAAAATTACACAACAGGACTGCAATTTGCTGAGGGTTACTCTATGGTAATCCGAGGTATATCTGGTGGTATGCAATCTTATGATTCATATGTTGCAGCTGGAGAAGACTTTCAAGTATATTTTTGGACAGGCATGCCAAGATTATACTATGAGTCATCTCCCCCTGCTCCTTAGGGAGCAACAAACGGTTTTCCAATTTATTGGAACTTTGTACCGTTAAACAAAGTCTTAATAAAATTTATCTCTGTGGCCGAGATAGGCGTTGAAAAGCGCCGGACTATCGCCGAATTACTATTTGTACAACTTTTATCAGGTTGCTTGATTCGACTTTAGTCGTGTCAAGTCCCGTGGAATTTATTCCGGGTCCTGAAAGGGAGTCACAAATTTTAAATAGCGGTAGCCCAGAGTATTTCGTGAGAAATACCCAGTTTGCATCTCCTGTACGTTTTTGGATAGGGAGATGCAACCCGGTGGGTCATCTATCC